CGTATTTAATAAGTCTTGTTGGATTAATTTAGCATACTCATATCCCGCAGGAGCAGGAGCATAGTTATACGCATTTCTAAAAAAATACTCTTTTAGATTTGTTGCGTAACTCTCGCCAAAAGACATTGTCATTGTGCTTGGCTCAATCTTCATTTTGCCAGTTGCATCAACTGCTAATGAGCCATCTGCATAGTAATCCAAAGTCAAGTCAGTTCCATCGTCTGAAATACCAGAGTTTCCAATAGTTGAACTTGCCGTAAACTTTGGTATTTTATTAATTGTTCCACTTCCGTCAACACCACTTGCATTGCCTAAATTTGCAATGTCCTGCGCTGTTGTTCTTTTTGTTGTTCCTGCCTGAACGATAGGCACTAACTCTGTTCCATTTAGAGCGCTACCTGCAGGCAGTCCGCTTATTTTTTTCTTTGCCATTTTTTTTTAAATTATTATGTCGTTATTATTTTCACTTATTATGTCTTGTAAAATTTCTGTGTTCAAATATGTATAGTCTGTCTCTGGTTCTATTGCTCCAAATGTGTCAATCGTCCTCTCTAAGACCCCAACGTTAATTAATTCAACCTTTGTCAGACCTAAAGAATTTGGATTATAGTCAATAATTCTGTTAAGTCTAAAAATCGCACTAAAATACGAAATATACCAGAGTTCTGCAAAATCTAATTCTGTAATGTCTTTACTACTCAGCTTGAAATATGCAGTAACTTGCGCAGAGACCGAAAGCGAGTCAATTGCTTGCTTGTAATATCTGTCAATTAAATTGCTTTGAGTCATTAACACAATGTCTGGCGTTGAAAAACTTAGATTCATGCTATACGAATCAATATTAGTTTCGTTAAATAATTGTTTTTGGAAATAGCACAATGGTAAATTTTCCACATCCCCAACGCCCTCAACGTAAATTTGGCTATATGCGCCCTCAGACAAGGTGCTAATTGTAACCAACCCGCCATTTATTAAAATTCTCGGCTCTTTTTGTGTGTTTTTTATCGTTGGCTCGGCCACATCTAACATTGTTGGCACTTTTATAAAGTTTGGCGCAAGTCCTTTAAACGATTGCTCAATAATAGTCGGACTAAATCCAACCTCTCCAATTAATGATGCCTCTCCTTGCTTAGTTAAATAGTATTGCCCATCGCCAAACTTGTAAGGTTGTTGAAATGTTTGTTTTAAATCATATCGAACGCTCCAAAAATCTTTGTCATCGTGCTTATATTTAAAGTCATATTTGCGACTAAAGTTTGTCGGTTGGTAATTGATAATCGGAGCAGGATTTAAACTTAATTTTTCACTAAAATCTTTTTGTTTATTGTTTTGATAGTATTGGTCATAGGTAAAAATCTCAACCACGCCAGTGTTGTCATTCACAAACACAACCCAGTTAAACATTTTATAGCACCATTCAAACAAATCAATCTGTTTTATTGGCGGCAAGTTTGGTGCAATTTGAACGTTGTCGCCATAAATGATATTCAAAACATCGTCTGCGTCAACTTGCTTTGGCCTAACAATAAAAGTGGACAAATAAAGTTCTATCGTTCCAGTTGCAAATGTTCTGACAATTTTTACTCTCAACTTTTCTGTCGATGCAATAAAATCGGTTGCAAACAATGTAAAGTTTCTACCAAATGTATTATTTCGAATATTTTGAAAAATTTTCTGGTCAAGTGGTCGCCAATCGCCCAAAGCATTGTCGTAAAGTTCTAAAACCACACGAAAATTCCAATTAGTCGGATATGTGTCGTCTGGCGTTTTATAATTTATGTCAACTAAAACTTCAAATCTTTGATTTCCATTTGCAGTGTATTCGCTGCCATCCCATTGCGACAATGTGTCGAATATTGTAATTGGAAATGGAATAATTTTATCGCCTGGGGATAATGGCACAATATAAGGCGTGTTTGGCCTTGCTCCATAAAAACCAAAGCTATTTGTTAAGTAATCGTCTGAATGAATAAACTGAGCATTACTAAAGGGAATTAATAACTTACTTGTGTTATAATCGTCAAAAAATGTCGTCTTTAATGTATAGCCATTGTCAATGCAAATTTGATTTATCGCACGTCTTAAATATAAGGCAGGATATAAGTCATTTAATTTTATTGGCGGAGTTTCGCCCCCGCTTGTTGGGTCTAATGTTTGAAATTGGCCATAATCAATTACTGGATAAAAATAATCCGCAGGAACGCCCGCAGGATAAGTTCCATTCCATGTGTCAACGATTGTCTCATTGTATTCATGGTCTAAGTCATCCAGATTCAATTCGTTTAACATCTTTTCGCCAAATACGTCTTTCATTTTGCTTAACTCAGCAAAGGCATAAAACGAAATTGTCTCATTTGTTACCTCTGTAAGTCTGCAAAGGCCGTTAAATAATACTTGGCTATTTTTTTGAATGCGAATTGTTCTTTGTTCGTATTTATCAAAAGCATTTTGAGCATTGATATTGAAAGCAAATCCAAATATTTTATCGTTCTGTTTTGTTCTGGGAATAGTAATTGTTTTAGTTTTAGAACCAGAGCGTCTATTTAAGTCCTTAATATCAATCAATTCATAAGTGGTCGGAATTAAAATGGCTTTGTCGCCCAACTCCAATTGGTATAAATCGTCAATTATAATTTCTGTATATTCCATCTATCGTGTTTGGATGTTAATTGGAAACGCATATTCAAATTGGAACTTCACTATAAAATCTTTTGAGAATGTATCGTAAACCACAGACGAATTTTTTACATTCACTGGGATATAAGTTAAATCGTTGACAACGTAAACATCAATTGAGTCAATCAATTCTCTTTTTAGCCATTGTGCGGTTTCTTTGGTGTCAACTCTGGTTGCTAAACTTAGCGACTCAACAGATGAGTGCGAGCGATAGCCATTGATTCTATTTGGGGACTCAAAATTGGTTGCCATGCTAAATTCAATCGGAGTCTCACGTCTAACATTGATTGCAGTTTCTTGACCCGCAGTGAACATAAAGCTATCGTAACCGCCCAACTTGTTTAACCAGTTTACTTGTTTCTCGTTACAATAAACGTTCTGGTCTCTAATATAAAAACGTTCCTCAGTTATTGACACGCCGCCTACTGCTCTAATTATTCTCACTCTCATTTTAACCGCCAATGGATTAACTCCAGTCCAATTAACTGGAATAGCGTTGTGGTATAATGTTAAACTTGAATAATATAAGTTGTTTGTTGTCTGTGATAATAGAGTTCCACTTGCATTGTAATAAGAATACTGAGCAGATGCAACAAAATTGGTATCATTACAAAGAAAATAAAGCGCAGACAATTCGTTGTCTGTTAATACCTTAGTCAATGGCGCTTCTGTTAAAAACTTCTTGCCAGTTACGCCAGTGTCATTCAACAGATAGTCTGTCATGTCATTTGTTACATTATATTGCAACGCTGCGTTGGATGTATAGTAATTAGTTGGCATATCTTATAAGTCGGTTGGTGCGGTCTCTTCATACTCGGCCTCGTTTCCAACTGGATTGTCGAAACCCTCTGCATAAGAAATATAATATCTAATATATGATTTTAAATTGTTCTGGATAATTGGCGGACTGATTAAAGGAAACAAGTCGCCAGATATTACATCTGTTACAACGTTACACTCAGAATTGTAATCCTTTAAGATGTCTGCAATGTCAACAATAAAATAGCAATAACCTAAAACAAACGTTGGCTTTAAAGTTAGTTTTGCAAGTTCCTCGAATCCATTGTCGCAATAATTAAATCCAAATACTCGAATGACTGCGTTGTAGTTTCTTAGATATTTATAAAACCAAATATTGCCAGTTCCAACGCCAACAAAAGGAGCATTGATTGTAAAGCTATCGCCAACGACAGAGGTAACAAGCCAAACGCCATTATAAGCGTCAATGGTTGCATTCTGTGAAACTTTAATAAAATCGCCAACTAATAAACCATGTGGCGAACTTAAATCCAATTGCAAATATCCATTATTATTTACTTGACCCAAATCCGACTCAATTTCGCCTCCTATTGTATAGTCAGACGTAACATCCGAATTAAACTCAAAACGCACTGGATTATAAACGGCCGTATTTATTGACGGCTCAACTTCAATTGTTAAACTCATTATTGAAATAATTTTGTATGTCCTCAAATACCGCTTTATTTATTGCGGCCTCAAAATTTGGAATTGTTTTGTCAACGTAAAAATTCCCCTTATATCCCTCTTTGTGTATTTTTCTTGTAACTAAAAACGCTTGCTCTGCCTTTGTTAATTTCTTGCCTTGTGTGCCATCCTTTTTTTTAGCATACCAATCTGGCAACTTATTAACCCACTCGTCAATTTTTGGTCTAACTAATGGCGGAGAGTTTCCATTTTTTGTGATTCCCCTGCCATCATTTTGCCAAAACCAATAATCGTTGGCCATAATTGACACTTGACTTCTTGTATTTTCTACTTTTAAAACAACTTCATGCGAGTCAGATAATGACCCCGCCTTGTTTAATGCAGTTACAAGCGCCTCATTCAGCTTGTTAAATTCAGCCAGTGTGTTTGTTAAATCTATCATGCGAATAAATCACAACATAAACTTGAATCAATTGGCAACGTAACCGATACCGCAACGCTCCAACCATAGTGAACATTGTCCTGCTTTTTGTTAATCATTGTTGCTTGCCCAAATGTCATTGCATCCCTTTCCAAATCTTCGTTCTCAATTTGCATTGACTGAATATATCCAACCATGATTTTGTTCAATTGGTCGAAATGGCCATTCATTTTTGATTGCTTATCTGTAAGCGACCCCGATGTTATAAATTGCAAGTTAAACGAATAAGTCTGCGACACAATAATGTTATTGGTCGAATTGTTAGTTACGCTCAAAGGAAATAGCATCCAAACAAGTGGATATTTGATATTCGACTGGGCGTTCAATTCATTAAACGTTCCATTGCCGAACGTGTAAGTCTGCTCGGCTTTAGTCTTGAATATTTCGATTAATTTGTTCACGTCTCAATTTTTCTAAGTTCTGCAAATAGGTTCTTTCAATCTTCTTGTAAGTCAAAAAAGTGTATGCCTCTGCAACGCTTGTTTTGCTCACTGCTTCAATGTCTTTGTAAATCCCATCGGCCAATTGCACCAACGTGCCATAACCGCCAAACTGATTAAGACTTTGAACTCCCGCATCCAATTGAATATCGTCCAATTCGCTTTCAAACAAAGGTAAGAATTTATTGTGAACATCTGCAAATTGCTCATTCACTTTGTTTTGGTAAAAAAGTGCAACAGATGCGGGCAAGTTTAGATATTCCAAATATCGTTTGTTTGTTCTGGTGTCGTAGTTATATTCGCCAGTTTCTAACAAGCATAAAAATGGCAATGCTTTCCACTCGCAATCTTTAAACTCTGCAATCGTTGCTTTCCAGTCTTCGAATTGTCCAATCGGACAACTCATGATTTCGTATAAATCTAATCGCTCGCCAACCATAAGGATTTCGCCATTGACTAACATCTGAGCCAATCCAGTTAATTCCAATTTGCCGTTCAAACTTATTTTGTCGTAAATGTCCTCACTTATTCCAGACATAAGCATAACCGCTTCATTGTATTTTTCCTCATGCAATAAGTTTTGCAAGTCAATAAAATGCCTCAATGTGATTTCGTCCAACTGAGTTGGGAATTGGTATTCTTTGTCGATGTTAACTAAAACCATGATATTTTTTTAGTGTGGGATTTTGTGCCATTAAATATGCCGTATCTGGCAGCATCGCAAAAGTCATCATTAAACTTGACTGGCTCGTCAATTGCTTTGCCGTTCTTATCTGTTTTCCATTTATAGGTTTTAAACTCTTTGATTCCATTTGGAGAGTCAACCAGAATGATTGGCTTTGCCTTTAGTGTGTTTATTCCATCTTTAACTGATTTATCCGCACTAAAGACGTTAAAACCCGCCCGATAAAGTTCCTCGATTGTGTCTGGTCTCGCAGCATCGGCAAATATTTCTTTTTGGCCAATGTTTAGTTTCTGCATTTTCTCGATTAAGTCAGCCGTTGTCAATCCGCTTTCATAAATGATTTCCTCTAAATAGAATTTGTTTTCGTCCCATCCACATTTGACCAGTGTCGTGGGATGGTTATATCCAAAGTCTAAGCCGTAAACATAGTCAACCTCTGGGAATGAATTTCCTATCGTCCAATTGCGATAAATAAGACCCTCAATGCGCCCAGTGATTCCCCTTGCATAGACTTTCCACAATTCAATGTCGATGTCTTTAAGCGCCTCTATTTCGATTCTGTTCTCATTTGGCACAAAGGGATTGTTTCTGTGGTCGGAATAAATGAATGTAGCATTTGGATTTCCTAAATAATCCTCATGCACCCAAAATTCAGCATCTGGATTATAGTCAATGAATCCCTTTTTTTTTGTTCTGAGCAATAGTTGCTTTGCAATCTGTCTGTCAATACCATTTGCCTCGTTTAAAAACAAATAGTCTCGTTTTCCAGACTTTGCATCCTGCGAATTGTCATAGGATTTAAACTCAATCATTGAGCCATTAACAAACTTGTAAATTCTATCGGATTTATTATAGTCGCTTATCTGAGCGTCAACAATTGGATTGTCTGAAATGATGTTTTGAAAGTCTCTGAGCGCTCCCGCTTTAAGATTCGGGATGTCT